CAGCGAGCGCCAATCGAAGAACCTTGTGTTTACTGGGCTGTAGGCCCATTTGCTTGCATGGGGTGCAAGGGGTCGAGTGTTCGAATCACTCCGTCCCGACCATTTAATTCAATGACTTAGCCACCTTCGGGTGGCTTTTTCATTTCTGCCTCAGTGACTTTTCGAGTGACCTTGGGGTTTTTCGTCATACCTGCCTCCTCTTCAGAATCGTCAGCGCTGGTGCGCGCGAGTCGGTTGCTGATACCTTATTTGCCGCTGCAATCAATTGATCCAGCTCTGCCGCCGAGTAGTGACTGGTGATGCTGCCGTTCTTGTGCCCGAGTAAAGCTTTCCGGTCTTCCTCGGTCACGCCAGCGGCGCGCAGCCTTCTGCCGAAAGAGTGCTTGAGGTCGTGAATGCGGATTCGCAAAAATCCGTCATGGGCTGGCCTCAAGTACTTTTCCTGCCACTTCTTCGCCGCCCTGATCCGCGCCTTCTTCCAGGCTGAGTCATTCATTCGGTGAACAGTCGTGTCATTACCCTCGCCATCAGGCTTGCCAAACGGGAACACGTACAGTGGGTGCATGCCTCGCTGGCGCTCCAGTACCGACTTGGCAACGTCATTCATCACCACCAAGCGCTCATCCCGGTTTTTAACACCCGCCTTTGCGCTTCGGCCGCCAAACCCTGCCGGGATCAGAAACACGCTTGTCCCCAGTTCAGGCACCGCAATCTCCCAATCCCACTGAAGCTTGCACACCTCCTGTTCCCTGCATCCTGTGTTGACCTTGAACATGGCCATGGTCTGCAAGTGCGGCGGTAGCTCGGCGAACAGTATCGATTGCTCCTCCCACGAAAGCGGGTAGGGCTTGCGACTGCTCGTTTTCTCGTCCAATAGAGAAATCATCGGCACCACATCGAGCCACGGCCGGCGCTCCTCGTCTCTCCACTTTCGTGCGCAGAGATTCAAAACCCGGATGACCCGCTGCAGTGCGATGTTGACGGTCCTGTTTGTCACGGGCCGCCCGGTTGACGGCTCAAGCTTTGACTTTATGTACGGGGCCAGGGTGTCGTCATCGACGTGGGTGATCGGCAGATGCCCGATAAACGGGTCGAGCTGATCAATATAGGTGGCTGAGAGGTTGATAGAAGGCTGATTTCGCGCCTCCAGCAGGAACCGGATTGAGGCTTCCCGCCAAGTCCGCACCTGGCGCACGCCGTAAACCTTGCGCTGCCTCAGCTTCTCCAGCATGTGAATCAGGTACTGCTCGGCTTCCGCCCGGTCACTAGTGCCAGTACTTTCTTGAATTCGTTCTCCTCTGTATTTCTTGTCGATTTTCCAGATGCCGTTCGGCATTTTCTGGAGCCCGGTGATTGCTTTTTGGGCCATGCGTCCGCTCCTTTTGCTTCAACATGGCGCTCGCTGCGAGGCCGATTGTTGTCCTGATTGGCTGCCTTTTCAATCGCCTTGCGCTCGACATAGGCGTCAGCCCATTGATCAAGCTCGATTCGATCAAATCCGATACCCTGTTTGCCAATGGGGAATTCCCGCACGAAGGGCCGAACCGTCTTGTTGAACTCATCCCGGCACATGCCGAGATAGCCGTAGGCATCACCGGCCCGGATGAACCGGGGCAGTATCTGCGATACCTGGGCTGCAGTGTTGTTTGCCATAGGCGTACTGCTCCGGGCCGCGCTGGGCGGCGGAAGGGGTTATTCGGCGGGGACCTGAGTGTTGATCGTGAAGACCTCTTCGCCTTCATCGCTTTCTGAGTGCTTGGCGTGCACGTGAAAGCTCAGCTCGCCCTTGCCGTCATCTATCCAGGTAAAGAACTCCGGCAGCTTGGGGATTACGCCGGCCGGGTCCAGGCCTATGTCTTTCGCAGCAGCCATGAACAGGTCTCGCGTATCGGCAGCCTGACTGAGCAATATCCCCAGCTCATTCATGCAGTCGCGAATCCGATCGGACGGCAATTTCTCGAACACGTCTTTCAGCGTTGCAAGCTGGTAGGTGTTTGATTCGCTCACGGTGATTCCTCGCCCGCCGATCACCGGCAGGCTGTATATAGAAGAAGGGGAGGGTTAGGCGGCGTCTGAATCAGCCGAAACCTTTTCGAAGTAGAAGATCACCGGCGCAGAAGTCTCCACAATTAGGCCGTACGCCTTGGCGAGCCGGTAAATCGGGGTGTACTGATTCAGGCTATTGATATGCCCAGCAATCCACGCCCGCCAACCATCAAGCGACTGGCCACCCTTGCTGATGTTGCATGGAGCGCAGGCGGGCATCATGTTGCCGATGTGGTCATTCTCTGGCTTGAGCGGCTTCCCAGACTCCAGCCGCCATGTGCCGTTTAGATTCTGCTTCGATAACAGCTCGCGAGTTACGGGCTCCAAGTGATCCGCATGCCAGCGCTCACCCAGGACAACACCGCAGTATGCGCAATGCCCGCCATATTTCATCTTCACCTGTTCGCGCTCGGCTTTCTTCAGACGCATAAGCACCTCGCCGCATTCACGGCTGACTTCAATTAATGGATGCGGCCAGAACGGCCAGAAATTACTGTTTTCGCGAAGGGGTTACGGTTTTCAGCGTCGGGTTGAGCTTGGCTATTTCATCCAGGCAGGCATTGAAACCGACCCGGCACTCATGTCCGTACATTGTCTCCGGCCCCGGATCCTTTTTAACGGGCAGCACCACCTTCGCCGTGGCGGGCTGGGCTTGGCGGTATAGAGGCTCCAAAGGCAATCCGTGCGCCTCACTGTGCCGAATAGCGCTTGCCTTGCAAGGCCATATGACTACGCCAGTTATCCATGCCACCGGCTCGCCCTGCTGCGCCTCCAGCTCTGCGATGCGGGCCAGTGCCGCTCGCAAATCAGTACACGGGCGGCAGCTACCATTCAGCAGCGGCAGCCAGCCATTGCATGACTCACAGTGCTCGTAAGCACTTTTGGACCAGTCCAGGTCGCCAACCGCTGGCGTCTGCTCGGCAGGGCGGCTAAGTGCGGCTCCCAAGTCGGCAATGGCCGACTTGTGGCTCTCGATTGCTGGCCCGTTCGCCAATGTCTCCAGTGAACGTGAAACCAGGTACAGCGAACAAATCGCTGTTTCACGGCTTACCAGCACCATCGAGCCGGGGGTTTTGGGTTGGTCGTCATTCATGGCTTCACCTTTATTTCGCATTCGTCGCACCGATACACGACATGAGGTACAAGCGGCCCGAACAGCCAGAAGCGCTTGACCATGACGTTGTTCGGCCAGAGAGCGCCGAACTCGCCACATCTAGGACACACGCCAAATCTCTTCATGACCCCGCCCCGTGTTCGTCTGTGGCTGGCGCGGACTGGGCGAGCGCATGAAGCGAAAGCTCAATAACGTCGTGGTCATCGCTGTTTTCCACGAACATCTTTAGCAGGCCCTCAAGCTCAGCATTCCGTGCCTCGCTGGCATTGAGCTTGATCTGCATGGCGTCTCGCTCGTCACGCATCATCCCGAAGCACAGCAGAACATCGGTGTGCCGATTATTTGCTTCATCCCGCTCATTCGACACGTCGGCCAGTTGTTGGCGCAACTCGTACTCGGTGCTCGGATGTGCGGCATCGCGAACAGCTTCACGCGCCAAGATATCCGCTCTGCATTCTTCATGAGTCATTTCGATTCCCTTGCATAAATGGCCTGGCGCTTTTTCGAGCAGGCGTTGTGATTTCCGGTAGCCCGCAGATAACCGCATTGGTCGCAGGCTGGGGAGGTTGTTAGGCGTGGTGTGGTGGGGCGGCGGAGGCTGATCATGCTGATTTACCAGCGCTGCGAATGTCATCAATCACAGACTGCACGCCATCCGCAAAGCTCGGTGGCCGGCCGGTCAATCCGCGCTCAAGGCAGCCGATCAGCTCACGGTTGCCATCACCCTTGCCGACCAGTTCAGCAAGCTGGCGAATTGTCTCAACGGCCCATTCGCGGCCATCCCGTTCAAGTATTTTGCACATGGGTACTCCTTCAGCCGCAGTGGGGCCGGGGCTGGCGTGATTCGAATAAGTGGGGTATTACGGGTGACCGGCATGGAGCCGGATCAAAGGAGTTGTATATGAGTAATCAGGCGCAAATTGATGCTTTGGAGCATCTGGTTCTGGCTCTTGTGGCAAGCTCGGAGAGATATGGCCGATCAGTCGAGGGACTTTTCGACGACGCTCACAGCTCACTTATGAGCGAGAAAGGTCCAAGCGGGGCTGAACAGAAATCAGACGCAACGAGCTACCTGCTCAAGCATTTGAAGTTTCTGGCTACCAGCTAACTCACTCATCCCGCCCAATCCGCAGCGCTTCGCGGCTGTAGGCAATCTCCAAACGACGCGCCACGTTTTCAGGTATCAGATAAACGTGGCGCGGCGGGGCAAGGAATCGCGCCGAACCTTCCCGACCCAGGTGATGGACGTGATGCAGGATCAGCGTCATCGCCTCGGCCTGCTCAGTGATGCCGTGCCACTCCATCAACTCCTCCAGCACCGTTCGGGTCGCTGGCTTGGTCCACATCCGCAACTCTTCCTCGTCGCCATCCTTGCGCTTCTTGGCTGTCCTGGCTGAGCGTTCGGCCGTGTTCATCGCCATAAACTGGCTCCTTCAAGCCGCTCCGCGGCAGATGAAATTGTTCGGCCCGCCTGTTGCGACGGACCTTTACTGATAGCCGCCTCATCTCGGGATCGTCGGATAGTCGATGCCGTACGTTTCGATGATTCGCCACAGTTTCTTTTGATTGATACCCATGCGCTTGAAGCAGGTCGTGCGAGGAATGCCAAGGTCTCTGAAAGCCTCGATGCGCGGGATCAGCTTGCGATCCTCTTCCTCGTCAACCAATCCAGGCAGCGTAATGGAGTGTTCGCTTGCGATTCGACGCAAACGGACCGGGGAGAAGCCGAATTCTCGAATGACTTGGTTTTGGCTGGCTCCCTCGGCGAAACACCGCTTTATATCCGGCACAAGCAGCGCCTCAGCAGCCTGCCTTTGTTCGTGCTGCGAGACCTTCTTCTGAACGGCAAACACAATCCCGTATTCCGCCGCGATGTGGCCCAGGCGCTTGGCGCTGATTCCCATATCCGCCGACGCCCGCTTCAAGCCGAGGTCTACATAGGCCCTCAACCTTTCCGCAGTACTCCGCTCAAGCTCCAGCGCTTCCCGGGCCTTGCGTTCGTGCTCGGCCGAACTGGCCTTGTACCCGTAGGCGATTGTTTCGTTATTGAAGGGAAGGGACACGCCGCGGGTGATGCTCAGTTCGTGGATCACGCCACCGCTGCGCATGTAAGCCTCGGTCGCATCAGCCAGGCGGGCGGAAGCAGCCCTGTTGTGCTGAACCATGCTCAGTTCAAGGCTTATCATTTAAGCCACCCTGAACAGTTGAGACTTGAGCCCTTCAACTTGCCGCTCAAGGTTGCGGATGGTTCTTTCGCCGCGCTCACGGTCTGGGCCGATCCAGTTAGGTGAAGCTGCGTAGAGTCGATCCAGGCTTTCACGCAGGTGGTGAAGGTGTGTCTGGCGATTCTGTTGGACGATGAGGGTGGTGGTCATGGTCAGGCTCCTAGAAAGGAACGTCGTCGAAAGCATCATCCGCCGCTGCTTGCGGGGCGGGTTGCGGTCTTGGTGCTGGCTGGCGTGCTGCGCTTGCTTGCGGGTGTGTTGCCTGGCTACTGCCATCACTTGCAAACTTGATCTCAGATGCGCGGCAGACCAGTTTGATGCCCTGGGTGCCGTCGCCCTTGGTGAAAGTCTCGATATGCAGTTCGGTGCCGGTGAACATGATCTGCTTACCCTTGAGAAGGAACGGCGCCAACCCCTCGGCTTGCTTTCCCCACAGCGTCACTTCGTACCACTGGGTTGGCTTCTTGCCGTCGGTACCCTTGCGCCCGTAATCCACGGCTACCGGTACGCTGCACACAGCATCACCAGCGCCCGTAAAACGAACCTCTGCGTCACGGCCAATGCGGCCAAAATCTGAAATAGGCATTCTTGATCCTTACTTGATACGGATGGATGAGTCGCCGCGCTCAAGGTGAGCCCAGGACGGGATAGGTTTAAGTTCTTCAGCCGCCGACTCGTCGCCAGCATCAATTCGCTTTTGAACCTCGGCGTTATGGGCGCGAAGCTCCTTTAGCTGCTCAGCGATAAGCCTCTTGTCAGGCTCAATTGAGGTGGACACAGCCATAAGGTCATCAGGGACTGCGTCTTTGTTGTCGACGATCACCTTTTCTGACCCCATAGCCAGAGTGATCGTAAATAGCGGACGCTTGATTGATTTGAGCTTGGCTGCATCCATGTTGCGTCGCAGATAGTCCTTGAGCTCTGTCACGCTATTTCCTTTGATGCGCTTCAGCTCCTTCAGGCGCTCAACCTCTTTGTCTATGGCGCTGATATCGCCCTCGATGTTTCGGGCGAGCATAACGATGCTTTCAGCCTTAACCTCGAACTCGCCTTGGATGGCGTTCATCGTGTCCTGGAGAGCGACCTTTAGCCCCTCATCGTCGGTGTCGCACATGGCCTCAAGCTCAGCCATTTGCCCGGTCAATTTGTAGAGTTGGGTCATGACGCTTTCTCCTGTGGCTCACCGGCGATACGGGTGCGCTGCTTTTCCAGTTCAATCGCGATACGATCCGCGCCTTTCTTGTCGTTGCGCAGGGTGAGCTTGCGGACTGCCGAGTCGTGGATCTTCTTCAGCTCGCCAATCGAAAGTGCCTTGCCCATCGTTTCGATTGTCGATCTGATGAATTCCAGACGCTCGTCTTGCTGGCGCTGCTTCTCGGCCTCTTGGTCCTCCGCCTGCTCGATCTTCACTTCGTCGCGTCGCTGCTCTACGTATTCGCGGTCCTCAAAGAGGCCGAGGAACACGTCAGCACTGAAGCCGAGCATTGACAGGGACTTCTTGATTGCGTCGGTCAGGGACTTCTTGGGGGCCTCGCCGTCGGTGGTGGTGCCGTACTTGCTCTTGTAGAGGTAGGGCGTGCACCCGTACTGCTCGAACTCTCCGCGCTGGCCGTCCTGCTTGATCCAAAACAAGATCTTCACCGTGTGATTCAGTTCGTGGCCCAGGCTGATGCGCTTATCGCCTTCGCCACTGAAAATCTCTGCGCCCTTGTCAAAGCGCTCTTCAAGCACTGACCAGCCAAACCCAATGCCAGCAGGGCCGAACACTTCAGTGGCCTTCATGATCATGGCGGTGCCGTTCAGGCTGGTGATTTGCTGGCCGCCGACCTTGGCGTCTTTCGTGTATCGGGTGTCGGTCTTTTCGACCTGACTCCAAATGCTGAGGTTTTTCTCAGACATGACAGTCTCCGTGCGCCATACCGTTACCGGGGCGCTGCGATTGAATTAGGTAATGGGTTAGTTCGTGACGTGCCCGGCGTAAGCGCTGGCGAGCATCCAGGCAGTGGCGAAGGTCAGAACGATGAGTGATCCGCGCAGAATGTAGATGCGCTTGGCGTGCTGGTATCTGGTCATGCCCATACCTGATAAGTCAGGGTGCACATGCCGCACAGAATGGCGCGCTTGGTCCAGCACATCGCATTCTCAATCCCGGCGATACGCGCCTGATGCTGGGCGTCCTCGGTCGTCAGGCCCTTGAACACCATCAGCACCCGGTCATCAGGCAAGGCCATGTGGTCTGGCAGTTCGGTTATCTGATCGTCGATCAGTGATCCGTAGAGTGGGGTTGTCATGGCGTCACCTTGCGATAGCCTGCGTCGTACAGAGCCTGAAGATGCAAAGTCAGGCCAAGCCCCTTTAGGCTTTCATGAGTTACGATTTCACGCATATCGCCTATCTCTTTGCTGCGCTCATCGGCCGCGATCTGCTCGGGGGTGCGGATTGGGCGGAAGCAACCGTGCGCTCCCTGTTCAACATACAAAGCTCCGAAGTTGGCCGCGCAGTTGTAGGTGAACGCTGCAACCTGAACGCATCCGCTCAAGTAGTGAGCAATTACCGTCACTTTGTCGCCAACGGATAAGCCGGTGGGCGCGGCTTCATCCGCATGGTATCCAGCAAACTCACACACCATTCCGACTGGCGGCAGGCCTTCGCCGCTCCAAGGAGTTGCCGGAGCGACATATAAGGGGTGCTCGGTTACAGGCCTAAGATCCCCCATCTTCCAGTCAACATGGCGCCAAAACCCTTCGAAAAACCACCAGCACCCTTTTTCGTACTTGCGGAAGCCTTTTTCGCCGCATCCCGCTTCGATGAACTGAGTGCCTTCTGGAATATTGCTCATGCCGCTCTCCCTGGCCGACGCTCAAGCGTGTCTGTCAGCCTTCTGCAGTAGTGGTGGAATTCTTCGATGGTGATTGCATTGGCGAGGAGGTGGTCGTTGATCTGCTTCTGCACCAGCACCTCATTCAGTGGTGGGCAGTCCAAGTCGGCCAAGCCTTCAAGTGCAACGTCGATCAATATGTGAGGGCTCACAACGCATCCTCGGCCAGCGCAACCGAACCAGCCTTCGCATATGGCGCCAGTAGCGCGACGGCGATCTGGCGTATAGCCTCATCGGGATCGGTGCAGTTCAGGGCCTCACCGGCAGCACTGGCGGCTTCCGATGTAGCCTTCCGACGAGCCAGCAGAATCAGCCGCCCAAGAACCGAAGGGCTCACGCCGGTATCGCCAAGCTGCTCCATGGCGAACTCATCGACCGCCACGGCGAACCGTTCATAGGTCACGCCGCGCTCAACGTCAGCGCCGATTAGCAACTGCTCAACGCCGTTTGCTACCCATTCCCGCTCTGCCGTGCCGTCTATCTCGGCCGGGAGGCGATTGTCATATTCGAACTGTGCCAGTTTGATTGCTGCGTTCATGGTCGCCTCCGTTGGCGGTGGGTTATGCGTTTCGGGCTGAGATCATCGCGTCAGCCATCTTGTATGCAGCTTGGGCGGTATCGATCTCGCATCCGCCCAGCCCGAGTAATGCTGGATGGCCTGAGGTCGTGATCATTCCTTGCAGCGCCTTGGCCGCGAAGTAATCGCGCAGGTTCATGCCTTGATCGGTCTGCCATTCGGTGTTGTAGCCAATGTTTCCCAGCATTGGGAAAGCGGCACCACCAGTGTCTTTACTCATCACTCAATCCTCATCGTTCAAATGCAATCGGCTGAACCCTCAAGAACGGCCGTAGGCCACATAGGCGCCGGAGTGGGTTCATGCGATTAAATTCGGGGCAATAAAAACCCGGCGTTAACCGGGTCCGCAGATACAGGGCTCACTCACATTTAGGTGGCTGCCGGGGGAGGGGGTTAGTAAGAGCTCATTTGCGTATCTCCTGTCGCTCGCTCACTGGGCAGGCAGTGGCCACCTATGGAATGGGGGTGCAGATGTCTGGTGCTGAACTCCAGATTTACTGGCAGTCGCCGAAACCAGCTGGTTCTTAACCCATCAGCCTGGGCGTTCATCTGCATTGGTTCTGCGTCTTCACCATCTGGTGGCACCGGAGGCAAGCCCTACCCGGAATCAAGACGCAGACCGATGCAGCCTGCCTAAACAGGTGATCGGTACTCTTGCCCATAGGGCGGTTATGCGGTGGCTTTGCGCTAATCAAGAAGATGAATGAAGTTCTTCAGGGTTCGTGGCGACTTGTTCCATCCGGCAGAAATTAGCTTTTGTGTTTCCTCGCCAAAAGCATCTTGTTCATCAGCAGTGACTTCGACGTATCCATCTCGCAGCGCCTTATTGATATTCGCAAGATGCTCACTACCTCGGCCGCCAAGAATTTGCCGCATCCGAGTTTTATGGTTCACGAAATAGTTATTTGGCAGTGCCATTGTCTTGCTCCTTCCTGATTGGCGTTTCGAGCATCAATTGCGCATTGGGCGTGCTGGGTTCGCCAGCCGCCTTGATAACGCTCGAAGTGACCAGCACCGGGCGCAACATGCAGCCCGCAGCGGTAGGAGGTTCCAGCGTACTTATTGCGCATCAGGCCACCCCATCGGATGGCCGTCGGCGCGCATCAGGTGGGATGGCGGATCTTCCTGCATGCACATCGGAGAACTATCTGACTTCCCGCACGTTGGGCACCCATTCAGGCCGCCCCAGCAGACCGCATGTATAAGCGGAAACCCGCTCTGGCACTTATTGGTGCTCGGCTCATATTGCGAGCAAGGGATGCGCTCACTCATTGTCTTGCTCCGTTGCGTTGATGGGGTGGTTTAGGCGGCTACTGCCTTCACAACGAACTCGCGACTCACTGCCGACATCATCCGGACAGTTCCGTCAGCAACAAGCTCAGGCTTGCCCAGCACATGGAAGGCTCTGCCGGTCAGCGGCGACCCCATCGGCATGGACAGGTAGATCATTCGAGACAGGAGGTCCAAGACCAATTCCTGATCGCAGATTGTCTCTTCGAAGAGCTCCATCACCTCATCCCAGAGGTCGTCGCCAGCCTCTTCGCGGGATTCGAACTTCTCCGGATACGCAGCAACCATCAGTTCGAATTGCTCAAGGTCAGTCAGCTGCTCAATTCGTTTCGGCATGTAGCTCATCTTCTATCTCCCATCCCAGTCATTTACCTCAGAGCCCGGTATAGGGGTGAGGGGGTGTGGTTTTAAACCGGCGAGTTACTGTCCGAATCGCAGCTATTCAGCCACTCCAGAACGGCGTCCTCGCCGATAGCGTTGAGCATGTCGCTGGGGTCCGTCTGATCGCTTTTAAGCCAGTCACTCAGGTCCTCTTCGGTCATCGCCTTCAAGACCTCATCAGCCCCGATGAAGTCAATTACATCGCGCACATCCAAGTCGTGCAGCCGATCATCCAGCGCCATGTCTTCAACAATGAGCTTTGGGTCGCCCTCGACCGTTACCGTCATTCCGCGATAGTCAGTTTCCACGGACACCTTGTCGGCCTTGAATGAAGTCGTTTCCATCGTTGTAACTCCCGTTGATTTCCAATGCCGCCTCATCGAAGCGGCATCAGAAATTCTTGGGTGTGTCTTTCTCTCCAGCCGCGGGCCTTTCGGCTTGTTCTCCCGCTGGATAACTGTTCTCGGCGCTTTACGCTGCACGCCCGGGGCAGTTGCCACCCCTCTGAATCGTTAAGGCCGACTCATCGCTGCCTGTACTGCTGGGCCGGTGGTTATCCGGCAAGGGTCTTGCTGTGTGGCTAAAGAGCGTTCCGGTTGCCCGAGGACCTTTGAGGCCCTATCGCTGTTTCGCTGCGATGGGTGAAATATGCACCAGTGCAATTGTAGTGTCAATGCATCAGTGCATATATTTTCACGATTGTGCATATCGGTCTCTTTCCTTCGGAGCGGCTTACCTTTTCCTACAGCCTCGGCTATCCTCCGCAACAACTGGATGGATATACAGCAAAGGAGGAGGGTATGAGCATGGCGCAGGCAAAGGCGAAACCAGCAATACGAGTTCAGATGTCCGGGGTAGAACGCTTAGGGCTGCGGGTTTCAGGGATGATTAACCACCCAATAGCGCAGGAGCGGCGCCGGGTGACGATTCACCGACTGGATACCGATGGGGATAGGGAGTGGGACGAAGTGATGGGCTTGCTTTCGGAGACTGACGAGCTGGACGTCACCTTTGACGACGACGGGGCAGTGACGGTGAGGTGGGAGGCGATAGCGGACGAGGACCGCCCTGTTGAGGTTTCAGATGAGCTAGAAGAGGAACCCGCACCTTTCTGACAGGCAATAAAAAGCCCGGCGCTTGGCCGGGCTTTCAGGAAGCAGAAGATATTTCAGAAATCGACCATCCGCAAAACAGCTTACGACTTCTTTATCAGCTCTTTGAAGGCATCTCTGGTTTCCTTCCTGTCTTCTCTCATCTCGACTCGAATGACTTCGAATTCTTTGGCGCGAGCGTCACGATCCGCGCGCAGCTCTGTCCTTAGCATATCGCCGAGATGGTCGACACCACTAGAAGCCTCTGTCTTTGCGGCATCAAGCTTAGTGTCGAGGTGGGTATAAGCACCCCACCCAAGCGCAGAGGCACCCACGGCCGCAATCAGAATTGGCAATGTTATAGAGACAAAAAGGTCTTTTCTGAAAGCGCTCATAATGCTGATCGAATCCGTGGTTGAAGCTGGAGTATACACCAGCTCATCAGCAGTAGAGGTCGCGGTTGAATTAGAAGCATCCACATTTTCAACCTCCCAAAAGAAACCGCGTTGGCTATCTGTCAGCCTTGAAGACTTATCTTCTACCTCAAATAAGTCAAAAAAATCTGAAGAGCGCAGTGCTGCCGCCATTATTCATCGCTCGTCATGGCTGCATAGGTGCGACCGGCGTGAAAAAGTTTCGTGTCCCCGCACAAGTCGCATGTAGCCACAAAGAACCAAACCCCAATCTTTGCGACATTTGGCACAGGGGTAGCTACAACGCCGGCCGTTCCGCCCGCTGGCGACGGCGCAACTTGATATGTCCCATTAGAACAAAACACACACTTTCTGCCGGGCCGCATCCGATCAAGGTACGCCTCGAAAGCAGCCAGAGGCACTTTTAGGGCCTTGCCCCTGGAAATCTCCGCATCCCCGGTCGCTTCGGCTGTGGCGGTGGCGGTTCCAATTTCATCACTCACAATCTGCATCCTTCAGTTGAATTTGAATTCCTGTCACGCAGCTATTCAGCCCTTTCCCGCACAATCCGGCCAACCTTCACCTCATCCGCATAAGCCCTGAGCTCGTCAATGTGCTTATGGAGCACCACGATTTTCGCCGCCGCGTCCAATAAAGCAACGTCACCGCGTACCTGCGCCTCACGAAACATATCGTGAGCCAGATCGTCCAGGGCAGAGGCGGCATCCAATAGTCCGCGCCGGAGTTGCTGATTTGGTTTCTTCAGGGCCATGGCTTTACACCAAGTTGGCATTCCAGACGAGGAGCACCCGGGCCTGGATGTAGGTCTCATCGATAAAGATGTCTTCGGCTTTGTGCTTACGGTTGTCCGAGATCATCTTGAATTTGTCCTTCCCCTTCATCTGTAAGCGCTTGATGTACTGGAAGCCTTGATAGGAGAAGAAGTAGATTCCGTCGCCGACGAACTCCTTGATGCTGATGTCTACCAGCAAAGGATCGCCATGCTTAATGGTGGGGGTCATTGACTGGCCCCAGCCTGTAATCATCTTCAGGTGGTAATGCTCAACGAACTCAACACCCATGGCCCTAAGCTGCGAAGGGCTGACGCGCACGTCCTGAAGCATTTCAGGGTAGTCATGGGCGACCTCGCCACCGCCTAGAGCGCCGCGAATGTCGTAGTGAGCGATCCAGACCTCGTCGCCTACCTTACCTGGGCGGTATGCGTCATGCACAAGGACGCCTCCGGCCAGCTCTACTTCATCGCCTTCAGCCACAGCGAGCAGTTTGGCGAGCTTGTCACTCCCCAGCGTCTTGCCTGCCAGCATTTCCCGGAGCTTGTCCGCTGTTGAAGTCGGTATTTCAATCTTCCCCGGGCTCTCCGGCGCACCTTCAAGAATCAGAGGGGAGAAGCCGCGCAGCTGATCGGTGGTAACGCCGAAGTATTCCGCCAGAGGGCGGACCTGTTTGTCTGTCGGCTCCTTGATCCCCTTAGGCCCGTTCGGCTTAAGAATCCGGGAAATGGTGGACTGGCCAACATTGGCGCGCGCGGACAGCTGAACCTGATTCAGGCCAGCCCTAGCCATCAAATCCGCCAGAATTTTATCAATAGTTTTATGCATGAGTGCAATCGTCGCCTTAGCCGGTGCATACATCAATAGAATGGGGCGTTGACAGATATGCACCAGTGCATGAATATGTGCATATCTACAAAGGAGGCAGCCATGAGCGCTACCGAACTTCCGAACAAATTGAATGCATTGCTGGGCTCTGGCTGGACCTACAAGGCCATTGCTGAGCGCGCCAAGTGCGACATATCGACCATCTTCCGTATCCGCAATGGGCAGATCGGTAACCCGAGCTACATCGCCGGGATCGCCATCGACCAAATGCACGGGGAGCTCGTCAAGTCCGGCAAGCAGTCCACGAAAAAATCAGCCGCCTAAACCAATTTCATTAGCCACAAGGAAAAACCCAGCATGTACATGGACCCCAATCAAAAGCGCGCCATTCCGGTGAAGGTTCGATTCGAACCTGTTCTTGATCGGATTCTCCGCAAGGCAGCAACCAAGACGCGAATGCAGCACGCCACCTACCTGTACGAAATTATCGAGTGGGCCGTAGCCAACGGTGTGATTGAAGAGCTGATGCAGGACAAACAAGAAGATATCGCGGGCTAGAGGCCTTTTGGAGGCCCGAATGAGCATTGAGCTTGAAAAGCTGCCGCTTCAAACCCGGCAGGCAGTCGAGAAGTTGATGCGAAAGAACGGTTGGAGTTTCAACCAAGCAATCAACGAAATGATGGAAACCGCGATAGCGGGTGGCGCGCTTTCAGAAGTGGGCCGCAAGAAGGCGAAGGTACTTCATTTGGTGACCCCAATGAGGGCCTCAGGCAGGGACTCTTAAGGGTAATCCAGAGGGCCTCTGCCAAAACCGAGACGAAAAAAAGCCGGGGTAGTGACCCGGCTCTCTTAACAACTATATGCGGGATGAATCATGAACGATTTAACGCAAACGAGCAATAGCAGGGAATCCGCGCCACGTTTCAGACGTGATGAAAACGTGGCGCACGATAAAAGCTTTCACCAGTCGGCAGCCATGCACGCCGCCCGAATGATCCGCTTCCAGTACACCCGCGAAGCCAAGAACGAATTCCGCCGTGAATGCATCGACCACCTCAAGGCCTCGTTGGCTGGAGGCGCTCGCGCATGAGCAATGTCATTCAGATCAATTCACGCACTACCGGGGGATTTACCCGGATGGACAATGACCTTTACGAAGCGTTGATAGGGGCTGACCTGTCTGGCCGTGAACTGCGCGTCGCTATGGCTATCCACAGGCTCACCAGCGGCTACAACAAGGATTCGGTCAAGGTAGCTGCTCTGTACGTCGCCAAGATGATGTACGGCGATTCAGCGAAGGCTGAGGCGGAGCGTGCCAACGTATCCAGGGCAATCAATTCACTGATCCGTCAGCGGGTAATTTTCCGTGATGGTGGAAGCCGTGACCCTATCGAATTTCTGCCTGTTTCCGAGTGGAAAATAGACTCAAATCAGAGCGTGTTGAAATCTACACACTGTGTAGAAAAAGTACATGCCACTGTGTTGAAAACTACACACATAAAAGAAAGAAATACAAATACTACTGCTAACGCAGTTGTCGCCGCTGTCGCTTCGACCGACTCGGCTTTGGAATCTGAAGCGGAAGAGCAGGGCACCACCAACCCTGATCAACCAAAGGCCGAACGAATCCCTTTCGACAAAATCATGGGCCTGTACAACCAGGTCTGCGGCGACAAGTTGCCTCGCTGCCTGAAGTTGAACGACAAGCGCAAAGGGAACATCCGCAAGTGCTGGAATCTGGTCATCGATGGCGAGAAGCCTTTCCGCAAAGGTGAATTCTGGGAGGGTTACTTCAACGATTGCCTCCAAGACAAACACTGGCTTGGCGAAAATGACCGGGGCTGGAGAGCGCACCTTGAGTTCCTGACCCGCGAAGAGAACGTTCTTCGTGTGCTGGAGGGTGCGTAATGATCGCTGAACGCCCCCTAATCGCAATGGAAGCCGAGCACGGCGTCCTTGGCGCTCTGATGCATAAGCCTGAGCAGTGTGAAGACATTGGTGCATTCCTTGATTTCGCTGATTTCAGCGACCAAGACAACAGCACTCTCTATGCCTTGATACTTGCCAGTCACGCCAAAAAGGTGCGCCCCGACCCGATCACCCTTGCTGAAATCCGCGCGGATCTGCCAAGCGGTGACAGCACCATGGCATACGCCGCTGAGGTTATGAGCAAGGTCCCCAGCGCAGCTAGCGGGAAGCACTACGCCAAGATCGTCTCGGAGCGCGCCAAAGCCCGCCAGTTGTACGCGGCAGGTCAGGCCCTGATCGACCTATCAATGACGGTAGGAAATATCCCTGAGCAGTTCGCGCAAGGCCAGGCGATGGTCATGGAGTTGAATGCCCATGCGGACACGCCAGATGTCGTGACGATGAAAGAAGCTCTCGGCCCTGTATTCGTCGACATGCAGGACCGACTGGACGGTGTTCAAGTCATGGGGCTGGACTTCGGACTGAGCGACCTGGACAAAATCGTTCGCTGCATTCGCCCGGGTAACTTGGTGATTGTCGCCGGCCGTCCGGGCACCGGAAAAACCGTACTTGGTACAGGCCTCGCGGACCGAGTGGCCAAGAAGGGCGGCGCATCTCTGGTGTTCTCGCTGGAAATGCCTCTCAAGGAACTGGCAAAGCGCTCGCTTGCTGCTGAGTCTGGCGTCAGTCAGGACTGGATCGAATCCGGGGAGGCGGTCACCAATCAAGAGGCCTCCGCCAAAGTCACCTGCGCTGTGAAGGTTCTCTCCGAGGCAGACATCCGTATCTGTGACAAAGGGGCGCTGACCTTTGCGCGCATCTGCAGCATTGCCCGCTTCCAACACCGCGCTAAGCCACTAAGCCTCATCGTTGTGGATTACCTCAGCCTGATCGCGACCGACCCGAACAGCAAGCTCCAGAACCGAAACCTTGAACTTGGCTCCTACACGCGCGGTTTCAAGGCGCTAGCCAAAGAGCTGGGCATTCCGGTTGTTGTGCTGGCCCAGCTCAATCGGGGTATCGAAAACCGCACCGACCCCAAGCCAAAGATGAGCGACCTGCGTGACTCCGGTGAGATCGAGCAGGACGCCGACGTAATCATCATGGCTCACCGCGACATGGACAGCGAGCGGGGCCAGAACGGCATCACCGAGGTGGACGTAGTCAAGGTCCGCCACGCCGCTCCGAACTTCTGTGTTCTGCAATTCCAGGGTCAGTTCGCCCGCTTCGTTGGAGCAGCGCCCAGCGATTACCAAGAGCGCGAGGCGCCAGTCGCCAAAGAACGCAAACCATCCGCCCGCGACATGATGAAAGGAGCAAGTCGATGACCATTTCAGACCGTCGAGTAGTCATGCGGGACGGCAGCCAACGTCGTGGCAATCATATTGAGCGGTGAGTGGGGCGATGAGAAATATCAAAACGCGTGAAGGCTACGACCTCTGGGACAAGGCGCACGGATTGCCTCGCTTCAACTTCTGGCGCGGCGGCGAGGACGAGAAGGGTTGCGTTATTCGCGTGCCAGAAAAGCACGGCAACTGGGTCAGCTTCAGCGATGTGGCCTCCTTGGCTGATCAGTATCAGGACGAAATCAATGAGCTTCGTGCGCGGCTTTCTCGCATTGAGCTGAAGGCGGTGAAGCCATGACCGAATTTGCGCTCCGCACAACCCAAGACATCACCCGAATCATGGGCTTCCTGCACGGCACGTCGCTCGACAAGCCGAAGGTCGTGGTGATCAAAGACGAAAAGCGCCCGGACATTCTCAACAGGAAAATGTGGGCAATGCTCCGCGACGTATCCCAGCAGGTCGAGTGGTACGGCAAGAAGCTCAGCGACGAGGACTGGAAATGCTTGTTCAGCGCCTCGGTCGAGAAGCAGCGCGCCGAACCTGGCCTGGATGGCGGATTCGTGGTCATGGCGACCTCAACCCGCAAACAGTCGGCTAAGTGGTTCAGCGACCTATTCGAAGTGATTCAGGCGTTCGGCGCGGAGAAGGGCGTGCGCTGGTCCGAGACCGACAAGTGGGGCGGCCGCTATGACCAGTAAGTTCGCAGAGGCCCTCATTCGGACCGTAAACCACCTCACCACCTTCATGGCAAAAGCCTATGAGCGTCCAGAGCTGTGCATTGAGTTTCAGGGAGGCTGGGTATGACTGATTCACCGAAAGGAAAACCCTGTCCAGATTGCGGCGAACCCATGGTCAGCATGCCAAGCCTCAACCTTCGCCAGTGCGCCACAGGCTGCAAGGAGAAGTTCGACTGGAAGCTGGACGAGGGGCAGAAGTCGCTGCTCGGCAATTCGCGGGATAAGGGGCTTCAGTCATGAACGACTACGTCATCAAGCTCAATCCCGGCACCGCCAACTCCCTGCACGTCTACCGCCCAGGTGAGAGCGCTCCGGCGTTCATGGTTTCGTCCGAAGCCGAAGCCAATCGACTGATCAAGGTTGATCGTGCCCAGCCAGAGCCCCTGAACCGCTGTGTGGGATGCGTAGAGGGGGAATGCCCATGCTTGCCAGTGTGAAGGTACGGAAGGCCAAGAAATGCCGTGTGACTTCGTGTGGGGCCTCATTCGTCCCTGCGCGGCTGGGTCAGGCGGTGTGCGGTCCGGCATGCGGTCTTCTGGATGCGGCAACCAATCGGGAGAAGGCGCGCAAGTCTCTCGCAGAGGTTGGCCGCAAGGAGCTGAGAGCAGCCAAGGAGCGCATTAAGCCGAAAGGCCAGTACATGCGTGAGGCTCAAGCCGCTTTCAACGCCTGGGTGCGCGAGCGGGATTCTGCGCTGCCATGCGTGAGCTGCGGCCGGCACCACCAGGGCAAATATGACGCAGGGCATTACCGGACGGTCGGGAGCAACCCTGCCTTGCGCTTCGAGCCGCTCAACGTATGGAAACAATGCTCGCCCTGCAACACCAGGCTATCCGGGAATCTCGTCAACTACCGGGTAGAGCTGGTCCGGCGTATTGGCGTGGACAAGGTTGATTGGCTGGAAGGCCCACATGAGCCGAAGCGCTACACCATCGAAGATTTGAAGACCATGACGGCCGATTACCGGGCCATGACCAGAGAACTCAAAAGGAGTGCAGCATGAGACTTATCGGAGCACGTCAGGCCTGGACAGATGCGCAACACGAATCGAACGCCTCAATCAGTGCGGTCGCAATCGACAAGGCTGAATCGGCACCCATCAAGACTGGTCAGCGGATGCGCCGTCATGAGGCCGTATTTGCTGCGCTGGGCGATGATAAGGAAGAGCGTATCAAGGTAGTTCGCCAGAGGATCAGCATCAGCGAGACGCGGGGCGCACCCATTGGCCGGTCAACTGCCCGCGCCGCTCACCTCACCATGATCGGCAAGGTGCTGCGCGCCATAGACACGCTGCCGTTCCAGGTGCAGCAGCTTGGTCACTTCCTGTACCACCCATGCATGACCATGCAGCACGTGATGAACGCGGTGCTGATCATCCAGGCGAAGGCAGCGCTGCCTGACCTGACGTCGGCCAAGCGCGTGAAGGCTCAGTACCTGGTCACCATGGCGCTGCAATCCTACAAGGGGGAGGTGACCGGTGCCGCCGAGTGGGGTCCGGCTCGGGTCGCTGCTGAAATGCAGGCGTTCTTCGGCGTGACGATTGAGCCGAAGCACTGGAATCGTGACTGGCTCGCCCTATGGGATCAACTCAAGGCCGTGATTCTGGAAGTGGATATTCAGGCCCAACAGCCGGTCTGGCAGGTAATTCACGCGGAAAATGGAGAAGAAGCGGCATAAATGTTGACATGGTGGGGATTTGCCATTAGATTTCCCATAGTGCGCAACTCTCCACCGACGCACACGAATACCGAACCCGGCCACTGCGCCGGGTTTTTGCGTTTTCGGCTCCGCCACACCCATTGCTCCGAGCTGGGAGTGCTGCCGGAGCTGATTCAAATCCCTCGGAACCTCTGCATGCAAGTTCAGCGAGGGCCTCATTAGCGACTCGACATCGCTTTGCCCGCTAACGTGGCGGGCTTTTTAATTCCTGATGCTCCTTTGGCCGTACCCCACGGTCCTTTTAATTCATCCCCCGAAAGGGAGGACACCGGATGCCGACCATGCCTGAAAAGCCAGATACATGGGCCGCGCTCTGGGTGGCCCTTTCTAATCCACTGTGGCAGGGCGCGATCATGGCGATTCTCATCTCATGCCTGCGCGTTCTGTACGACGCCAAAGAGACCAGCAAGAGCCGCATCGTTATCGAAGCGCTCATCTGTGGTGGCCTGGCCCTGTCCGCAAGTAGCGTAATTGAGTGGATGGAGTGGCCATCGAACCTGTCGGTGGCTGCTGGAGGGACTATTGGGTTCCTAGGCGTGACGGCAATCCGGGAGATGGTGACTCGCTTCCTTGGCCGCAAGGTGGATGCCGCATGAAGGCGCTAGCACTAGCAATCATCATCGTCATGGTCTGCCTGCTGTTGGTTGGCATGCAGCGCTATCAAGTGCTCGCCCTACGCACCGAGGTGCAGGTGGAGACCAAAGGCAAGAACGACGCCATCAAGGCGAATCAGGAAAGCCAGCTGACCATCACCACCTTGCGGGATGAGGCCAAGCGTAACGCAACCTACACCGCAGACCTGGCCAAACGCATCAAGGCCAGCGAAGACAAAGCCAAACAGGCGAGGAAGGAATTTGAAACTCTCAAGCGCAACAGCAAGCCTGTTCGTGATTGGGCTGCTCAGCCTCTTCCTGACGGCCTGCGCGGCAAAGCCCCTGGTAGTGACAAAGACAAGCGCCCTAAGAATTGAAGCCCCCGAGCTGATTCCGTGTGAGCGGGTAGAGGATGAAGACCTCACCGACAACGGCCAGCTTTGGGAGCTGAAGAATCAAGCCATCAAGCTGCTCGACACTTGCGCCGATCAAGTCGACGCGCAGATCGTTCGCAGCAAGAGCAAATAATCCGCGCCACGATTTCAGATGCGCCGTTTCGTGGCGCGAGGTGAGTTATGACCAAACGAAACTGGTACGTGACCACCCCCGGCTACAAACCCTTCCCCATGATCCTGCTCAGTCAGGCGATGGACTATGTATCGGCACTGGCGTTTGCTCGCAGCATCTGGCCTTCCTGCACCATCACCTGATCGAGACAACATATGACGACCATTGCCTACAAAGACGGCGTGATAGCCTATGACTCTCGCCGAACTTGTGATGGAAGGATCGTCACTGATAGCGCAGACAAGAAGCGCGAGCGAGATGGTCATGTGTTCTTCGGGTGCGGCTCAACCTCGGACATTCTGAATCTGATTGATGCCTTCTTTGGCACGAAGATCGAGGGAGAGTGTGATGCTCAGGTCATTGCCGTGTTCGAGGGCCTAGTCACAGAGATCCTCTGGAGTGAAGGGCGTCTATTCAAGTATCCGATAGACCACCAATACGCAATCGGTAGCGGATCAGACAACGCCATCACTGCTATGGACATGGGCGCAACTGCTGCCGAGGCCGTCGAGATGGCCAAGAAGCGGGATACTGGTACGGGCGGCCAGGTTCGGACGCTGAGCATCGCCCAGGAAAAACCATAAGGATTCCCCATGACAACCAAGCAACCCGACTGGGAGGCCATCGAACGCGCCTACCGGGCCGGGGCGCTTTCCTTGCGCACCATAGCTGCAGAGCATGGTGTTGCGCATAACACGATCATGAAGCGTGCGGGCAAGGAAGGATGGCAGAGAGACCTGACAAGTAAGGTTAGGACTGCCGTAAAGGACAAGGTGACCAGAGCGGTGACCGTTAGCGGTGACCAGTCAAGCGTGGTCACTGACGCTCAGATCATTGACATCGCATCCACTCAGGGCGCTGACGTTGTCCTTGCTCACATGTCCGGGCTTGCCAGATGGCGAGCGATCACTGAGAAGCTTTGCTTAGCATTGCAGGGCATCGAGGTTACCGAAGACAACATCGGCGACTTCTCCCGATCCCTCAATGCCGGTGTTGACGCTCAGCTCAAGGTCATCAAGGGCGAGCGCCAGGCCTACAACCTCGATACTGAGGAAGGTGACAAGACAGTCAGCGACCTGGCCGCACTGATGGACGATCTATCGAAGGAAGCCTGATATGAAGCCCGAGCACATGAAGCTGCTCCGGGATCGGTTCTGGCGCCTGAACAATCTCTACTTCATCACCGACAAGGCCGGGAAGAAAGTCCGCTTCCGCATGACGCAGGAGCAGATCGACTACTTCCAAGGCATGCACACTCGCAACATCATCCTCAAGGCTCGGCAGCTTGGGTTCACGACGCTGGTTTGCATCATCCAGCTCGACGCCGCACTCTTTGAGTCTGCCAAGTGCGCACTGATTGCTCACACTCTGAACGACGCCAAGCGCCTGTTCCGGGAAAAGATCAAGTTTGCCTATGACTGCCTGCCTGACGAGATCAAGAAGGCCAACCCTGCCAGCAACGACGCGGCGGGTGAGCTGGTATTCAGCAAAGGCGGATCGCTTTACGTTTCCACCTCATTCCGGGGCGGCACGCTGCGCTATCTGCATGTGTCCGAGTTCGGGAAAATATGTGCCAAGTTTCCGCACAAGGCCCGAGAGATTGTCACGGGTGCATTCGAGGCTGTGGCTGCTGACTGCTTCGTCACCATCGAATCGACGGCCGAGGGCAGGGCGGGTTACTTCTTCGACTACAGCCAAGGTGCCGAGAAGCAGGAGCTTTCTGGCGTGCCGCTTGGCCTGCTCGACTGGAAGTTCTTCTTCTTCAGTTGGTGGCGAAATGCGCTGTATTGGCTCGACCCGTCTACGGCGATCATCCCTGACCGGCTGACAGCCTACTTTGACGAGTTGGCCGCCAAGCACGGGATCGCCACGAACCCTGGCCAGCGCGCTTGGTATGCGGCCAAGGAAAAGACACTCGGCGACGACATGAAGCGGGAATACCCGTCGATACCGGCCGAGGCGTTCCAGCAGTCTATCGAGGGTGCGTACTACGCGCGCCAGTTCACCAAGCTCTATTCGGCTCAACGTATCGGCGCACTGCCGGACAACAGCCACCTACCCGTACACACGTTCTGGGATATCGGCGTGGGCGACTCCACTGCGATCTGGTTCGTCCGCATCGTGGGTGAGGAATACCACGTCATCGACTTCTACCAGAACAGCGGTGAAGGCCTGCGCCACTACATGAAGGTGCTCAAGGATCGCGGTTACCAATACGCGGACCACTGGGGGCCTCACGACATCGATAACCGGGAGTTCAGCAGTGATGCCAAGACGCGCCGGGAGATGGCCCGAGAGGGTTACGAGATCGACGGGCAGCGCTACAGCATGACCTTCAAGGTTGTTCCGAAGATCGGCGTCGATGACGGCATCGATCAGGCCCGGGAGATTCTTGCGCACTGCGCCTTCGATGAAGCCAAGTGCGAAGAGGGCATTTCCTGCCTGGAGAACTACCGCAAGGAGTGGGACGACAAGAAGGGGTGCTGGAAAGACCGGCCGCTTCATGACTGGTCATCTCACGCTGCTGACGCATTCCGCTACTTCGCTGTGGCCAAGACAAAGCGCGCAACCATGACTCACATCCCCGTTACCTTCACCTTCTGAGGCCAATATGCCCAACTACAGCGCCATCAGGCAGGAGTACAGCGATGCCTTGCCCGGTTGGCAGTTGGTCAAGCGTTGCGTAGCTGGCCCGCGAGAGGTACGCAAGTACAACGAATATCTGCCAATGCCGGACCCGCTCAACCTGTCCGATGAGAACTTCGCGCGGTACGAGCAACTGAAGCGCCGCGCCATGTTCCTGAACGTGACCGGCCGCACGCGCACCGGGCTCATGGGCGCAGTGTTCCGCAAGACTGCTGAGGTTGAGCTGCCAGCCGGTATCAATTACCTGCTGGAGAATGTCAGCGGTGACGGAGCCAGCCTTGAGCAGCTGTGCAAAGAGGCTACAGGCGAGTGCCTGGATACTGGCCGTGGCGGATTCCTTGTGGACTTCCCCAAGGTTGAGCTGCCAGCGGGCCAGACATCACTGACCGTCGCCCAGTCGGCAAAGGCCCGCGCCTACGTCCACTTCTACCCAGCCGAGAGCATCATCAACTGGCGTGAAGATGTGATCGATGGCGTTAAGCGCCTGACATTGGTCGTTCTGCACGAAAAGCTGAACGAAGTGACCTTGGACGGCTTTGAGTTCACAGCAAAGGACCAATACCGCGCGCTGATGCTGCTCGACGGCAAGTACGTGCAGCGCGTGTACACCAAGGACGCCCCGGACGGCGTAGAGAGCAACCCCACAGACAAGGCTGGCAAGGACTTCGATCACATCCCGTTCCACTTCTTCGGCTCACAGAACAACGATGCGAGCGTAGATAAGGCCCCGCTCGAGGACTTGGCCGAGGTGAACATCCTCCACTATGGCAACAGTGCCACGGTGGAAGAGTCGGGCTTTATCAGCTCGCAGCCGACGCTGTTCATCACCACCAGCATCGACCCGAGCGAGTTCGTGAAGCTCAACCCGAACGGCATGCACATCGGTTCGCGCCGTGGGCACAACCTAGGCACAAGCGGCACGGCAGTCATGCTGCAGGCCAATGAAACCCAGCTTGCACGCGAGCTGATGAAGGACAAAGAAGATCAGATGCTCATGATCGGCGCTCGCATTGTCCAGCAGGGCAATGGCGCCGAGACGGCGGAAGCGGTCCGTATTCGGTACAGCTCGGACAACTCAGTCCTGGGCACCATCGCGGGCAACGTGTCAGAGGCGGTCAAGCTGGCTCTGTTCGACGCCCAGCGCTTCATGATGGATGCTGTGGACGAGGCCAAGACGGTGTTTTGGCTCAATCAGGAGTTCTTCGATCAGGTCATGGACTCGCAATCAATCCTTGCGCAAATGCAGCTCTGGCAACAGGGCATCATCGCCAAGAAGGACCTGCGGACCAATCTGCGCCAGGCCGGTGTGCTCGAGTCTGATCGCACTGACGAAGAGATTGACGAGGACCGCGAAGCTGATGCGCCTGTTCTGGGCAGCGAGCCCGGGGTAGGCGAGGGCGGCGATGAGCAGTGAAGGTTATCTGACCGACGCAACGACCCGCCATCAGGTTTATGTCCAGCGATACGCGGGCGGCAACCTGAAGCGGATTGCAAAGTTCATCGCCAAGGCCATCAGCACTGCCAAGGAGCGAGTATCGGCAGGGCTGAGCGCTTACGGCTCCCAGCGTTACACCTCGCAGATAGAATCGCTTCAGGGTGATTTGCGGGGCATCTACGACGACATGAAGGGCGCGGCTCAGTTGGATCTGGGCAAGTTCGCGTCCTATGAGGCTGAATTCAACGCCACGATGCTCGGAAAGTTCATCAAGGCTGTGGTTCAGCTGAATGTGCCGTCAGCTCAAATGGTCGCTGCTGCTGCATTAGCTGACCCGCTCATCCTTGAGGCTCGGGCCGGCGTGCAGCGAATCAGCATTGCCGGTGCGCTCGATCAGTTCGGCACTAAGAAGGCGGCCGAGATCATCGGCGAGATTCAGATCGGCTCATCTCTGGGTGAAACCAGCCAGCAGATCGGCCGACGCCTAACCAGCATTCATCAGCTTCACCAGGATCAGGCATCGTCACTCGTTCGCACCATGACCAACCATGTCGCCAGTACGGCTCGCATGGAAACGCTCAAGGCGAACGACGACATCCTCAAGGGCTGGCGATGGATATCCACACTCGACAGCAAGACCAGCGCCATGTGTCAGGCCCGCGACCAGCATCTGTATGGCTGGGACGATCCGCGACCACCCGGGCACTGGAATTGCCGTTCTGCTGCATTGCCGGTCCTGAAAGACGAGTACGCACGGGAGATACCAGGATCCACAAGGCCCTCAATCGGACCTGATGGAGTTCAGCAGGTATCCAGCAAGACGAGCTATCAGGATTGGCTGTCACGGCAGCCCGCATCCTTCCAGCGTGATGTGCTCGGGCCAAACCGATATGCCTTGTTCACCAAGGGCGATCTGACCCTCGACAAGTTCGTGGATGACAATGGCAAGACCCTGACCCTGCAACAACTGAAAGACATGGAGCCGCGCGCCTTCGAGCGAGCAGGCATCTGACAACGAATCATCAAACAGCCGGCCGAGTGCCGGTTTTTTTATGCCTGCGGCTGAGCCAACGGCAAATCATCCGGGGGATGACATGAAATACCTGATCGACAAGGCAGCATACGAAGCGCTCGAACCATCCATGCAGGCTTTCTACAAAGCCCAGGGTGAAGACTACGTGCTGACTGTTGAGGGGCTGCCTACTGGCGGTGCTGACCTCGACGGCCTGCGCAACCAAGTGCAGACGCTACTCACCGAGAAAAAGGAGGAGAAGCGCAAGCGCGATGCGGCTGAGGCAGAGCAGCGCCGCCTGCAGGAAGAGTCGCAGCGGGCCAATGGCGAGTTCGAACAGCTCTATGCCAGCACTCAGCAGGCACTGGAGCAGGAGCGCAGCAAGAACGCCGAGATCCTCACCCGAATCGAGCGCCGCGACCTCACGTCAGCGGCGGCCAAGGTATCCGGCAGCATCGCCGACGGTGAAAACGCCGAGATCCTGGCCGAGTTCATTGAGCGTCGCCTGAAGATCGTAGAAGGCCAGGTCAAGGTCACAGACGCCTCCGGCAACCTGACCATCGCAACACTCGATGACCTGGCTAAAGAATTCCAGCAAGCGCCGCGCTACGCAGCATTGGTGCGCGGCACGCAAGCGAACGGTGGCGGGGCTACCGGGGGTAAGGGTGGCGGGGCCACCAAAACGTGGGAACAAATGACCGGCATGGAGAAAGTTGAACTCCGCCGAACCAACCCCGCCGAGCACGCGCGCATGAAAGCCGCTGCTAAGGCCGATTAAAAGGATCTTCTGCAATGCCTACCATTCTTTCCGATGTCGTCTTCCGTGACGAACTGCGCGACTACATCAGCGTTAACAGTGTTGAGCGTACCGCGTTCTTCCAGTCGGGCATCCTGACGACCAACAGCGACATGACTCAGTTGCTCGCCAGCCCGTCCAACACCTTTACCATTCCGTGGTGGGTCGATCTGGATGCGTCCATCGAGTCGAACTACTCGAACGACGTGTACACCGATATCGCTGTGCCGCTGTCGGTCACCAGTGCATTCATGCAGGCGCGCGCCGCGTACCTGAACGAAGGCTGGAACGCGATGAGCCTGGTGAAAAACATCACCAAGCAGGACCCGCTTGAGTTCGTTGCTGGTCGACTGCTGAGCTACTGGCAGAAAGTGGCCCAGCGCCGCGCCATTGCCACTGTTGTGGGTATCTACAACGACAACGTGGCGGCCAACGACGGTGACATGGTTGTTGATGCTGGCGGCATCATCAGCGCCGCGTCGATCATCCGAGCAAAGGCGACCATGGGTGATTATTCCGGTCAGCTGGGCGGCCTGAGCGTCATCGCGATGCACTCCGCTGTGCAGACCGAGCTGCAGATCCTCAACCTGATCGACTTCACCCCGCTGGCTGACCAGATCCCGGAATTCGGTCGCTTCCAGGGTATGCGCGTCGTCGTTGATGACTCCATGCCTGTGATCGCTGGCACGCCGAACAAGTACCTGTCCGTGATCTTCGGCCCAGGCGCTATCGGTTATGCCGAACAGCAGCCTGAAAACGACTTGGGTTACCAAGTCGAAGAAGAGCGTGGTAACGGTGGCGGCGCTGAGACCCTGTGGACCCGTCGCAACTTCGTTGTGCACCCGCTTGGCTTCTCGTTCGACGGCGTGACCATCACCGGCACCCCGACCACCACCCGCCCAATCTCGGCGAACTGGTCCGACCTGGCGCTGGCAGCCAACTGGACCCGTAAGTTCGACCGCAAACAGGTTCCGCTGGCGTTCATCACTTCCACTGTCTCGGCGTGACCGAGTGCTGGCCCCTTCGGGGGCTGGCTAACTTGAAGGAGAACCATCATGGCTGTTGAACAAGACAAGCATATCGACCCGAACGTGAAAGCGCGCTGGGGCTTCGGTGGCACTGAAGCTGCTGTAACCGTTGGCCCGCAAACCGTGGGCGAAACCGGCGGCGTTGACTCGGTTCGCACTGAATCGGATGAATCCGCTGCACGCAAGAACGGCGGCGGCGCGAAGTCCGAAGTCAAAGCTTCCAAGTAACACCCGGGGCTTCGGCCCCACTCATTCAAGCGGAGGCCAGATGGCAACCTACATCACCGTGGCAGACGTAGACACCATCCTCGGCGCGACATGGACGACCGAGGACAAGAAGGTGCGCGCGGTCATGCAGGCCAACGCCTATCTGACCTCCCTCAAATTGGTCGGCATCGACATGGATGCCATTCCCGAAGACGTGAAACTGGCCGGGGCCGAACTGGCCCAGACCGCCGCGCTCGGGAAGCTGTACCAGCAGACGACAGAAGGCGCGCTGGAAGCCAAGACGGTGAAAGCCGGATCGGTGACCACCAGCAAGACCTTTGCCTCGTTCGACTCCAGCAAGACCACTGCGCTGCCTGATGGCGTGCAACTGGCTCTGGCCCTGCTCAACCCCTGGATGGCAAGCGCATTCAGCTTCAACGTCTACAGGTGAGCCATGGGTATTCGCGAAGAGATCCAGGCTGATCTGGCTGAAGCGTTCGACACTGACCTGGCTGATGCGGTGCTGCCGTTCACGGGCGGCATCACCATCCCCGGCACGTGGGACCCGGTTACCGAAACCGGTAGTGATCCAGTTGTCATCGCCTACAGTGGGCGCGGCGTGTTCGATGGATTCAAGCTCGACAGGGTGGACGGCGTGAACATCCGCGCTACTGACCAATTGCTGATCGCGCTGACCAACGAAACGACCGGCATCCCGGACATCGGCCACAAGATCAACGATTACGACGTGGTTAATGTGCAGGTAGACCCGGCCGGTGCTCATTATGAAATTCAACTGAGGAAGACGTAATGGGCAGCGGATGGAGCATTCCCCCGACGGCATTTGCTGACCTTATCGACGATGAGGTGGGCAAGCGCGTCCGGATCATCGCCATGGCGCTGCTGAATGAAGTCGTGCTGCGCTCTCCGGTCGGTAACCCAGCGCTCTGGAAGAATCCGCCGCCACCCGGCTACGTCGGCGGCAGCTTCCGGGGCAGCCACATCGTCAGCATCGGCTCACCGGTTTACACAATCACCAGCACCATCGACCCGGGCGGCGCAGACACAATCAACCGTGGCATGGCCGCACTGTCAGGCCTTGAGCCTTACACGGTCGTGTACATCCAGACGAACCTGCCCTATGCCGAGCGCATCGAGCTTGGGCATTCGACCCAGGCACCGGGCGGTGTTTATGAGCTTGCCTTCGTTGGCGTGTCCGAGGCCTACCGAGAATGACCTACGAGCAGATCAGACAGCTCATCACGGCGCGCATGGCGGCCTTCACCGGCATTACGCAAGACCGAATCGACTACCCAAATCAACCAGCAGTGTTTTCCACCCCGGCTACGGGCCTCTGGTGCCGACTGGTCATCCAGCATGCAACAGCCTTTATGGCAGGCATGGCAGACAAGCCGCACACCCGCAGGCCGGGACTGATCACCATTCAGTGCTTCGCCCGGGCGAGGACTGGCACCAAGGCCATCAACGACCTGGCCGATGCACTGATAGCCCACTTCGCCTACTGGTCCTCTGGCGACCTTGAGTGCATGGAGGGGAGCCAGATCATTGCAGGCGAGTTCGAAGGCTTCTATCAGATCAACGTGAACATCCGGTTCCGCGCCGGTTGACCCAGCAACACCAATCCCACCCGCCTTGAGCGGGTTTTTTTATGCCCACAGAAAGGTGGAAAAAATGAGCTCCGGCGCCAAAGTCACGAGTTATCTGATTGCCGAGGTAACACCCGGCGTAACCCCCACCGGTACATTCGACACGCTTCGACTGACCGGCAACACCCTGTCACCCACCGTCAACACCCAGGCAAGCGACGAGATCACTGACTCGCGCGTAAGCCGGGGTTCCGTGGCCACCAGCACTGACATTCAGGGCGACCTGACTGCCGAGCTGTCGTATGGCACGTTCGACAAGCTGTTCGAGGCTGCCTTCTACGGCACCTGGACCGGCAACGTGCTGACCGTCGGCGACACCCGGCACACCTTCACCGTCGCCAAGAACTACAGCGACGTGAACGTGTTCACCCTGTTCAAGGGCATGCATGTGTCGACCTTCGCCCTGGACATCCCGTCTGACGGCAAGATCACCGCCACGTTCACCATGATGGGCCTGGACTACGCGGACGGCGACAGCAACACCGTCACCGCGATCAATCCTCCGACCGCTACGCCGTTCATGTCGAACATCAACGTCGGAACTCTGCTGGTCGATGGTGCCTCGCTGGAAGGCGTTGCGTGCGTCTCGGCCATGTCGATCAACCTCGACAACAGCCTTCAGACTCAGCGCTGCCTGGGTAACGGCAAGCTCGGCCCTGGCGCTCACATCGCCACCGAAGCAGCCATCACCGGAAGCATCACCCTGGCCTGGTCCAATCGCGCTTGGCAGCTCTGGAAAAACCAGTTCACCCGGGCACCGATTGCGGTCTCGTTCCCGATCACCGACAGCCTGGGCAACGAATACACGTTCGACTTCCCGGCGCTAGAGATCGATGGCGACCTGCCGAACGGCGGCAAGCGTGACCTGATCGAGGTGACGCTGAACTACACCGTTTCGAAGCTGGCACCAACTATCACCCGCTCGCCTGCTGATGCAGTGGCATCGGTGGCTGTGGCTCCAACGACTGCAAGCGTTGTCATCGGCGCAACCCGCCAACTGACACCGACCGTTCTGCCGTCCGGCTCCACCCAGACCGTCACCTGGTCCAGCGCAACGCCTTCTGTTGCCACGGTCAGCAGCTCAGGCCTGGTCACCGCGGTATCGGCTGGCACCTCCGTTATCACCGCAACCAGCACCGCCGACGGAACCAAAACGTCGACATCGACCATCACCGTTACCGCGTAACCGATCCAACCCTTTGACTGCCCCGGCGATTACGCCAGCCGGGGCGGTCCTTTTTGGCGTGGCGTAGAGGATTTACCGATGGCTCTTAAGATGAAGAAAAAAGAAGTGAGCACCGAGGCTGTATGGGTGCCGTTCGATGAAGATACCAAAATCCAGTTGGTCGGCAGCGACCAGCCGGAATACCAGCTCGCACTGGAGCGGGCGCGCCGTCGCCTGCGCAATAATGATGCCCGTTTCGAAGAAGGCGTCGTTGGCGTTCTGACCGGCGAGAAAACCGAGTCCGAAACCCAGGCCATGCTGCTGAGCCACTTTGTCGTCAAAGACTGGGAGGGCGTCCAGGACGAAGATGGCAACAAGCTCAACTTCACGCCTGACGCCGCAGCAGAAATCATGCTGGCTGAGCCTGCATTCTTCCTGTTCGTGCTTCGCGAGTCTGCCAAGATCGCAGCTGAAGCCAGGGGTGAACTGGAGGAAACAGTGGAAAAGCCATCGCCCGCTTCCACTGGGAAAAAGAGTGGGCAGGCGAAACAGAAAAGCGCCGCCTAATCTATCAGCGCCTAAAAATGGCGGTGCCGGACGAGCCTGAGACTGATGCGATCACCGCCTACCTGCTGAACGTGTTCCGCAACGTGTGCAGGGGGCGGAGGATGCTGGCAACAATGACAGGGGCACATCCCATGCCCTTGTCTGCCAGGGAGATCAGTGACTGGCTTGAGGCCCACCCATCACCGATGCCTCGACATGAAGTCGATGAGGTGATGTTCGCACTTGATTACATTGTTCTGAGTGAAAAGGAGGAGGGGTGACGGTCGGTATATGGGGGATCCCGTGATATCAGTATAGAATCGCGAAACCTTTAATAAATGGAATTTCCCGATGCTCCGCCTTCGACATTTCTTGCTAGTGGTCTTCGCAGTGCTGATTGCTGGTTGCGCCTACGGTCCGACACAGGACGAAATTACCTATGGACGTTACGGTGAACAGCCGGACCAGGCCAAGGCTGAAGAGTCGGCCAAGGCATTCTTTGAAACACGCCTGAAAGATCCTGAGTCCGCGCGCTACCAGTTCAATCCTGTTTACAAGGGCTGGATGTACAGCAACAGATTTGAAGGCTCAATCTTTTATGCCGGTTACATCCTTCAGGCTCAAGTGAACTCCAAGAATAGTTATGGGGGGTACGCCGGATGGACTACATATCGGCTGCTTTTCAATGGCAACGCCTTAGTCAGGGTCGTTTCGATATCACCTCAGGGTGTAGAGCGAACGCTCCTGTAGCTCCACCTGAATAATCAAGCCCGCCTATTGGCGGGTTTTTCATAACTAAAAGCCGCCCATGAGGCGGTTTTTTTGTGCCCGGAGAAATGTCATGGCCCTTACATCCAGGCTGGAAGTCGAGATTGATAGCCGTGATGCCGAGCAGAAAGCTAACGCCTTGCGGGACTCGCTTTCCCAACTCGAAGCAAGTGGGAACCTGATCGACCCATCCCTAAAGAAAGCAAGTAAAGGGATGGATGATTTAGGCAAGAGCACCAAAAAGACCACCACCTCCACCAAAGAGCAGATAGCCGAACTCGACGCGTTGCTCGGGCGCCTTGATCCTCTTCGTAAAAAGCAGGACGAGCTTGCAAAAAGCCAGGCCCAGCTTTATGCGGCATTCAAGAATGGAGACCTGAACGAGGCCGGTTACAAGCAGTTCTCAGGGATCATTCGCGACCAGGTAACTGCAATAAATGCCTCGCGCACAGCACTTACCGGCATAAATGCCGATCTGAGCAAAACAGGCATGACCGCAAAGGCCACGGCCGCTGCATTGCGCGGTGTTCCGGCCCAGTTCACTGACATCGCTGTGTCGCTGCAGGGCGGCCAAGCTCCGCTTACCGTATTTCTTCAGCAAGGCGGACAGCTCAAAGATATGTTTGGCGGCGCAGGTCCGGCTGCCAAAGCCTTGAGTGGTTACATTCTGGGCCTCGTAAACCCTCTTACAGCGGCAGCGGCTGCTGCTGGCGCACTGGCAATAGCCTACAAGCAGGGTTCGGATGAGGCGACAGCCTTTCAGACAGCCCTCACATTGACCGGCAATGCGGCCGGTACCACGTCCGGCCAGCTTGCAGCCATTGCCGTGCAGGTCGCGAAGACCTCAGGGACCGTTGGTGCGGCATCTGACACGCTTGCTCAGCTCGCAGCATCGACCCGCATTCCGGTAGCATCTTTCGAGCTGCTTGCAACTGCGGCCGTAAAAATGGAATCCGCTACAGGGCAGGCAGCCAACGACACAGTAGCCAACTTCGAGAAACTGGCGAAAGACCCTGTAAAGGCATCGCTAGCCCTCAATGAGTCGCTTGGCTATCTGACCGCCAGCACTTTTGAACAAATAACCGCGCTTGAGCGCCAAGGCGAAACCCAGGCTGCCGCAACACTTGCCGAAGAGGCATATGCCAAAGGGTTGGTTTCGCGCGCCGACACAATTAAAAGCAACCTCGGCTCTATCGAAAGCGGTTGGGCGAGCGTGAAAAACGCAGCCAAAGGCGCATGGGATGCGATCCTCGATATCGGCCGCGAAGCCACCTTTGATGAAAAGATGGCTGGCCTGCAGGAGCAGCTTGCAAATGCCAGCCGTCTTGGTGGTGGCTCTCGCGGGGGCGGCGGCAGAGGTCAGGAGCAAGTCCAGGCCGACATCACCAGTCTGATCTTTGATGAGCAGGACAAGAAGCGCCGGGCAGCATCCAAGGCCCTGTATCAGCAGATTCAGCAGGACGGGATTGCCGCCGAGGTCGAAATCGGCAAGATCCGCGAGCAGACGCAAAGCAATGCGGCGAAGCGCGAAAAGGAAATCACCAAATACCGCAAAGACATCGAAGATATTCGGAAAGCCAACCCGAACAGCGCCCTGCTTGATGAGAAGAAAATCACGCAGGACATTGCCGACATCAACGAGAAGTACGCCGACAAGAAGGTGAAGGCGGCCAAGGCTTACGTTGAAGACGCCGGGCAAAAAATGCTCGACAACGCACGCCAGCAATATTCGGTTTTGCAGCAGCAGGGCGTTCTTATCAGTCAGCAGGGTGCTGGTGCCAAAGCGCTTGGGACTGAAGCAAAGAAGCTGCTCGAACTTGAGCAGCAGATCGCCCAGCTAAAGGAAAAATCAACTCTCACCACCGCCCAGAAGCAAATTCTGGCGATGGCCGACTTGAACATCGCACAACAAAAGCAGAACGCGCTAAAGGAAAAGGAGAATGAGCTCACCACCATAGCTCTGGCCAATAGCGCGAAGCTTCTGGCATTCCAGGAAAACCTGAATAGCCAGCTCGACCTGTCGCGAGAAGGGCTTTCCAATCAGCTCGCAGGGATCGGACTTGGCAAGGAGGGTGAAAAGCGCCTGCAAGACGACTTGAAAATCCGTCAGGACTACCAAAAGCAACTGACAAAGCTGACCTACGACTACAACAAGATCGTCAACCCAACCACCGCCGATAAGGATGTCTACGACCAGGAGACAGCGAAAGTACGTGATGCTCTCGAAGAGCGTCTAGCAATGCAGCAGAACTACTACGTATCCCTTGATCGAGCCCAGACCGAGTGGATGAATGGCGCGAATGCCGCATTTCAGGACTACGCGGACGAAGCGGCCAATATTTCCGGGCAGACCTATGACCTTGTGTCGAACGGCCTAGGCGAGCTGGAGGATCAGTTCGTCAGCGTGTTCACCACTGGCAAGTTCTCGTTCAAGGATCTGGCTAACTCGATCATCGCCGACCTGGCGCGGATGCTGGCGAAAGCCTATGTGGTGATGCCTATCCTTGGCGCGCTTGGCCTGAGCGGTTCGTCCGGCGGTGGTGGCGTCGCAGGGGCATGGTCAAGCATCACGGGCGGTGAGGGTGGCGGTGGCGGCATCACGTCGATGATCAGTTCTGCAAAGACTGTTATCGATGTTGCCTCCAGCAAGTTCGGCGAATCCCTGATCAATGGCTGGAATTCCGGCGGTGAAAGCCTCGTAGACAGCCTGTCTGGTGCGTTCGACGGTGGTGCCAGCTATGTGGGCGATGCTATCAGCAGCGCATTCACGGCGGGATCTGCAACAGCCTCGGTTGCGGCTGAAGCCACGGCTGCCACCTTTTCGGCTGGCATTACCGAAAGTGCTGCCGCAATCGGCTCGCAGTTCTCCGCAGAGATCGGCGGCGCGGCGATTTCATATGAGGCAGCCTCGGCAGCTTCTGCTAACGCGCTGTCGTCTACCCTTGGCACGCTCAGCACCGCTCTCAGCGTGATCGGCACCGCGTACACCGTGTTCACCGCGTTTCAGGACTACGGCGTAGAGGGTGGCTTGACTACGGCAGGCTTTGCAGCAGCAGGCGCGGCCATCGGCTCTGTCGTGCCAGTCATTGGTACGGCCATCGGCGCTGCAATTGGCGCCGTCATTGGATCGATCGCTTCGGCGTCATGGTTCGGCGGCCCAAACTACGAGCAGTTGGTGTCCTCAGCGGAAGGCTCGTATTCGGACGGCAAGTTCAAGGATGAAGGCTGGTACGACGGCTGGAAGGAAAACAAGACCCGGCTTGGCGCAGGCACTGACGGCAAGCTGATGTCTTACGTGCAGCAGTTCACCAGCACCATGGGCATGCTTTACGACGCCCTGGGGGATGGCTCGGATGTTTCGGCCGCTGTCACCATGCGCCGCCGCGAAACCTCTGGCGACTGGTCGAACGGGATGGCTGCCACGCTGGACAACGGCGTGCAGATCACAGCCCTGAAGCAGTACGGGTTGGATGTGGAAGAAAACCTGACCGCTTACTACGACGACTTCATGGGGACGTTCCTCGCCCAGGCAATCGTCAGCTCTGAGTCGCTGCCGCAGTATTTCAAGAACCAGTTCGAGGCCTATTCCACCGACTGGGAAGTCTCAGCCGACACGGTGATCGCTGCAATTGAGGGTGTGTTCACGCGCTTCAATGGCGTTAACTCAGCCCTGGGTCAGATCAACGTTACAGGCCTGAAGCTCAATGAAACAGGGATGATCGCCTCTGACTCCATCCTGAATATGGTGGCGTCTCTTGCTGATCTTGATTCCGAGTCAGCCACGGCAAAGGAAAAAGTCGACGCGCTCAATGAGCTGGTCAACAGTTACTACTCGGTGTTCTTCACTGCCGATGAGCAGTTCGCTGACCTTACCAGCAGCTTGAAGGGTTCGTTTGCGGGCTTCGGGCTGGCACTGCCGGACACTCGCGAAGCTTACCGGGCGATGGTCGAAGACATTGACGTCACGACCTCTGCCGGGCAGGCGATGTTCGCAACCATGATGGGTCTGGCTACCGCAGCAGATAGCTACTACTCGACGGTCGCGAAGAATCAAGCCAACTACTACGACCTGTTCACCTCGGACGGCCAGAAAGCAACTGACACCCTGGCATCTGTAGGCGCGCAGTTCAAAGAACTTGGCCTGGCTCTCCCTGCGAATCGCGAAGGATTTGTCGCGATGGTTGGCTCTATCGACCAGACCACGGAGAAGGGTAAGGCGCTGTTTGCCTCCCTGCTTGGACTGGCGACCAATGCTGACGCTGCATTCGACATCATGGAACAGCAGTCGGCAGCAACAGCACAAGCCATCAGTGAATCGCTCCTGAATGGAGTCACATCGGCTCAATCAGCTTTGCAGCGTGCTGTTACGGCTCAGCAGAAGATTGTCACTGCGGCCTACAACGACACCACACAGAAGCTCAACACCTCGCTCACAGCGGCGAACACCAACGTCAATGACCTGACCTCGGTCAGCAATGACCTGAGTTCGGCGTTGAAATCCCTGCGCGGCGATTCTGACGAAGCGGTGAAGATGCTGCGGGCTCAGGCGGTGGCCACCCTGCAATCCGCGCTGGCAACGGCACGGGCGGGCGGTTCTCTGTCGGGCTTCAAGGGTCTGGATGACGCACTGGATACGGTCAGCAGCAACAACACTGACCTGTATTCGTCCATGGAGGACTTCGCGCGGGATCAAGGCCGGACTGCTGGTGTTATCGCAGAGCTGGAAGCCATCAACGGCAAGCAACTGACATCCGCCGAAAAGACCGTCAAGGCCTTGGAAGATCAACTGAAACTGGCCGAGGACAGCTACAAGCTGCAGATGGATCGGTTCGACAGCCAGCTCGAGTTCGCTCAGGCACAGGTTGACGCAATCAACGGCGTTGACACCTCGATCATGGGCGTCACCGCTGCCGTAAACGCAATGAATGCGGCAGTAGTAGCAGCGCTCGGGACCGTAACTGGGGCCAACCCGACCAACAGCGGCACTCTGATCGATACCGCGTACCAGAACACACTGGGCCAAAACGCAGATTCGGCCGGCAAGGATTACTGGCAGGGTCAGCTCAACAACGGCGCGATCAGTTACGACCAGTTGGCAGGAGCCATCAAGAACGCTGCGACTGAGAATGCGATCAAGGATGCATACAAGGATGTGCTGGGTCAGGCGGCCGATGCTGCTGGTGCAGCGTACTGGGCGGGTCAGGTCTCATCCGGGGCGCTGACAATTTCCCAGCTTGAGCAGGCAATCAAGAACGCCGCCATTGCCAATGGATCGGTAAAGGCCTACGCAACCGGCGGGCTCATCTCGGGCCAGGGCACAGGAACCAGCGACAGCATCATGGCTCGCCTCTCAAACGGCGAATACGTGATGACTGCTGATTCCGTGCGCATGTTCGGCACCGGCCTGCTGGATCAGATGAACGCAGGTAAAGCCCCAGGCTTCGCGAGTGGCGGCGAGATTCGACTCGTAGGCACCCAGTCAAGCGGGGTGCGGGGCGGCTCTGCCATTCCGGGCGTTGGTCGATCTGCATCTGCATACGCAGATTCGAACGGTGCGGTGGTCGCAGAACTTCGCGCACTTGGCGAAAGGCTCGACAACATCGAGGCGAACACCCAGGCCGGCGCACTCAACGCAAGCAACCTGCTCAAGACGTTCAACCGAGTAACCGACGGCGGCAACGCCATGCTCACTAAGGCGGCCTAATGAAGGTAATCAAACCGCACCTCATCACGGATTCGATGATGGTGAGTTCGTCGATCCCTGAAAATGATGAGCCAGCGTGGGTCAGTGGCACGACCTACGCCGTCGGCTTCAGGGTGATGCGCACCAACGTTCACAAGATATTTGAAAGGCTGGTGCTCGGGGCGGGAACAGTCGCCCCGGAGCTTGACCCGACAAACTGGCTGGACGTTGGCCCAACAGAAAAATGGGCTCCATTCGATAACGTGGTGGGCACCCTTGCTACCGGCCCATCACCACTGAATTACACGCTGCGCACCGGCTTCACTGACAGCCTCGCGCTGTTTGAGCTGACCGGGCGATACGTGGATCTGGTGATGAAGGATGCCACCGGTGGCGTGATCGTCTACCAGAACAGGATCGATCTGGAAGTGGGCGACATTGAGTCGATCTATGACTGGTTCTTCTCTGATCTGGATATCAGGACGGACATCGTAGTCACCGACCTGCCGAGCCAGTATGCCAGCGCCGAGCTTTCGATAACGCTCACCACAACCAGCGGTGAGGCGTCAGTCGGGGTCATCAAACCCGGACTGGTCGCTGATCTGGGCTGCACGCAGAACGGCGCCAAGGTTGGGATTGACGACTACAGCCGCAAGGAGCGCGACGCCTTCGGGAATCTGGTCATCACCCAACGCGCCTACAGCAAGAACGGCAGCTTCACGATGATGATCACGCCGGGCAGCTTCAACCGCATCTACCGCACCCTGGCAGCGTTGCGCGCCACACCTTGCGTCTACATCGGCACAGAGGTAGCGGGCTTCGAGCCGCTTCTTATTTACGGATTCTTCACCAGTTTCAGTATGGAAATCCCGTACCGAACCTATCAGCTCTGCTCGCTTGATATCGAGGGCCTTATTTAATGGCAATCACACCACTACCGTTCCTCGACAGGACGGCAGCAACATTTAAGGCTGATACCGACAGATTTTTCGGCGAAGAACTGCCGACCTTCTCGGTAGAGATGAATGGCGTCATTGGCTCGGTTGAGGCGAGTGCGGCTGCCGCCCTGACATCGAAAAATGCCGCAGCATCGAGTGCTTCCACAGCTTCGACCGCATCCAGTAGTGCAGTCACGGCGGCCAATGCAGCAGTTCCAGCGGCCGCTACGGCAACGACGAAAGCCGCCGAGGCGGTCACAAGTGCGAGCACGGCAGCAACCAAAGCGTCGGAGGCCTCTGCAAGCGCTCAGCGTGCAGAAGATGCCGCTGCCGGCATTGGTTCTGGCGTTGTTACCAGCGTCAACGGAAAAACCCCTACAAGCGGCAACGTCACCCTGCTTAAGGCCGACCTGGCCCTTGGCAACGTCGACAACACCGCAGACATCAACAAACCGGTCTCTAACCCCCAGCTTGCAGCTATGCACGCAACCGCGCTCTTATTTTAAGGAATCACCATGGCCAAGATTTATACAGCTCCGTTCGCGCAGACTCCAAAAACGAAAGCCGATGTTGCAACTGCTGCACTGGGCGGGCTCGGGACCAGCACGGTTACGGGGGCTATTTTGCTCGTGACGGCCGGATCTGACGGGGCAGTGGTCACTAAGATCACCGCAACCCCACGTGCAACTGTGACCGCATCAGCGCTTTCACTGTTTCTGGTGAAATCCGCAGCCCCAACTATCTATATGCCAATCGACTCAGAGCTGATGGCTGCCTATACATCGGCCGTCACCACGGCTACACCTGAAACCAACTTCCCAAACATCAGCCCTGAAAGCCCGATGCGACTGGAATCTGGCGACAAGATTTACGCCGGTACACAGGTCGCGCTGGCGGCTGGCATCGCCTTCTACGCTGAATGGATGGATTACTAATGGGCGCGCGTGAGCTGGGTAATCCGCTCGGTAACCCCCTCGCAAGACCAAGGAAGTCGGCTGGCGGCCCACCTAAAGATCCTGTGGTTGTCGATTTTCTAGCGAGCCCAAATGGGGCATTTCCTGTCATCAGCGGTGTTTACCCTATACCCCCTGAGTTTTCATTCTTCAGGGTGACTGTTGTCGGCGGCGGCGGGAGCGGTTATTCGGCAACGAACCAGGGGGCTGGCGGAGGCGGGGGCGGCCTATCGAGGTCTCCTATCCTGCCTGTTACACCTGGAGCAACAATTGCTTATCTCGCTGGCGGACCGTCGGTGGGGGCGACTAATGGCGGAACATCTACTGCCGATTTTGGCGCGTATAAATTGGTGGCAACTGGCGGGCAAACATCCCTCGCTGGCGAAAGAGCGCTTGGCGGTATAGGTAGTGGTGGCGCAGACAACTGGTCTGGTGGATCGGGCGGAATCTTTGCTGCTGGCGCGGGAGGAGGGGGCGGAGCCGCAGGTTACGACGGAAATGGTGGCAATGGTGGAGATGGCCGATTGCCCGGAAGCCCCTCTTCTGGCAGCGCGGGAAGTGGTGGCGGTGGCTCTACTGGATCCTTCCTTGCAGGTGGCGGCGGGGGTGTTTTAGCTGGTGGATCGCCCGGGTTTGGCGCAACAGTTCCTTCATTCTTCAGCGCTGGCGATGCTGTTTACCCGTTTGGCTCGCCTGCTCCAATTGGCACCGGGTATGGCGGAAAATGGGGCGGCGGCGGTGGCTGCTCTCCAACAGTGCGTGGTTTCGGCGGCCAAGGCGGCGTGAGGATTGAATTATGGTAAAGGTTGAAAACGGCATCGCCACGCGCGAGCCCATTCCGGCATTTCTGGTTGGCCTGCTGCCTGAGTCGCTGGTTGACCTGTCATGGACCGATCCGGTGCTGGGCGTGCAGGGTGCCGCATGGTGGCCCGAGGAAAACACCGAAGGCGAACTGGGCACCAATAAGAAATGGGGCGCAGAAGTCTTCATCATCGACACTGAGCGCAAGGTCGTGCAGGTCGCCCGCAAACAGGTTGCCATGACCAAGGCGGAGATCAGCCAAGCCGCTGAGGCTATTCGCCCGCTCAAGGTTGACGAAAACAACCGCGTCTATGAGGAAGCAATCGGACTCATGACTGCCGACTACCCAGCGGCAGAGATCCAGACATGGGAGCGCCAGCGCGCTGAAGTCGTGGCATGGGCGGCGGATAAAACCGTTGAAACTCCATGGATCACCATGGCGGCGCAGGTCCGAGGCATCAACCGCGACGAATATCTGGCCCGCACTTTGGCGAAGGTCACGGCATTTGCTCAGGCGTCTGCGTTTCTGACTGGCCGTCGGCAGTATCTGGGCGATCTGATTGCCGCAGCCACGACCGCCGAGCAACTGAACGCCATCACCATCAATTACACACTGCCGGGGGCATAGCCATGACCGTCCAACTCGCTCTGCGCAAGAACGACACGCGGATTGGCAGCCGCTTCATCTGCCTGTGGTCGGGATCGATCTATAGCCATTGTGAGCTGGTGGTCGATGGCCTGTGCTATTCCAGTTCGATCATGGATAAAGGGGTGCGCAGCAAGGCGGTCGGCAATGGCGAGCATGACATTGACCTGGACCCGGCCAAGTGGGACGTGATCGACATCCCGCAGGCCAACCCAGACCGCATCCGCGCGTACTTCGAGATGACCGACGCCAATACCTACGGCTGGTTCTCGATGATCGGCAGCCAGCTATTCAACCGGGGTCGGACTGACGAGAAGTCGCAGTTCTGTTCCGAGTGGTGCGCCAGTGCACTTGGGCTGCCGAACCCTTCTATCTATTCGCCGGGTGCGCTGGCCATCCAGTGCAAGTACATGCTCGCCTTCAACCCCATCTGATAACCGAAACACTGAGCACCCAGCCGCCTTGAGCGGTTTTTTTGTGCCTGGAGAAAAGCATGACCGGATTCGATTTAGCGTTTGAGCGGGTAGTGGGGCACGAAGGCGGATTCGGCGCTGACCCCAAAGACCGTGGCAACTGGACTACCGGCGTCATCGGTCAAGGCGAGCTGAAAGGCACCAAGTTCGGCATATCGGCGATGAGCTATCCGACGCTGGACATCAAGAACCTGACCGTTGAGCAGGCCAGAGTGATCTACAAGCGCGACTTCTGGGATCGAGCCAAGGCCGACCAGTACGACTCTGCCGTCGCGTATCAACTGTTCGACATCGCCGTGAACAATGGCAACGGTAATGCCATCCGCATGCTACAGCGCGCCGCTGGCGTGGCAGATGACGGACAGATCGGCCCGCTGTCTATCGCAGCCGTCAAGGCCATGACCGTGACTGACGTCATCATGCGCCTGAATGCCGAGCGCCTGCTGTTCATCACCAAACTGACCACCTTCGCCACGTACGGCAAGGGCTGGACCAATCGAGTCGCAGGCAACCTTCAATATGGGGCGGTAGACGCATGAACTGGTCAGACATCGGCCGAATCATCGGCGCAGCAGCACCAACTGTCGGCACATTGCTCGGCGGCCCGGCCGGGGCGGCAGTAGGGGCTCTGGTATCCAGTGCGCTCGGCGTGACAAATGATCCGGACGCGGTGAATGCTGCACTGGCAAACAACCCGGACGCCCTGGTGCGCATCCAGGAATTGCAGACCAACGCCAAGGTGCAGCTGCAGCAACTCGCGGTGACCGCCGAGAACAACCGGCTCCAGGCAGAGGCCAGCCAGTACGCAGCAGAAGCCGCGGACCGTGACAGCGCACGTAAGCTGGCAGCATCGCAGCCAAGAGATTTCATCCGGCCGGCCGTTACCCTCACAGTTCTGATCGGAACCTTGCTCATCATTGCCGCGATCTTCATGGGTTGGAACAAGGACATCCTGACCGACCCGACGGCAAGTCTTACCGTGGGTACCGTGATCGGCCTATGGTTTGGTGAGCTGAAACAGGTGATGGGCTTTTGGTTCGGCATGACCAAAGAGTCGCAGAAGCAGAACGCCGCCATCACTGACTTCGCTGTTGCGCCTGGCACAGTGACGCGCCCTGACAAATAGGCTCGGGTCTACCAATTCCCTGGGGCGGCAACGACCTCAAATTCGGCCAACTCACCATAGTGCCCATTCGAATGCCCGCACCAACGAAACGTAACCATCCCTTTGGCCGTGGCAAGCCGGTAGAAAGCCCAGATGGCAAACTCATCGTCGCCAGACGGGCTGGAGCCGCTGGAGACCTCGGCAATGGTAATGGGGGAGTCGATCAAGTCCGCGATATCACCCTCAACATCCTCAAGCCATATCTCAAAAGCGTTATCGTTGTCAGCTTCTGAATCGTATAGCCGGTATGAATCCCCGTCCGTCGCGGTGAAGACGACCTCCGCGCTGCCTTTCTCGGCGCCTGCTACGGATGTGAGCGTCTTGCCTGCAAGCTCTGAAAATTCCACCGCGTCACCTCGCTAAACAATGCCTCATTATAACGCAACCGGCACCGCGCCTCGCCGCACCCCCTCCGACCGTTCTGGTCACCCGTCGCAAACCCGCTCATCCAGTATTGACCCGATTCCTGTGCTCGATTTAACTGTACGCCCATACAGTAGAGTCTTCGTCATGGACGCACCCGATCATCTTGAAATATCCCTTGACCAGCTGCTCAAACTCCGTGCACCTGGAACATACCTTGTGAAATGCGAGGGCGACAGCATGATAGGTGCCGGGATATTCAGCGGTGACCTGCTGATCGTCGATAAGGGTCGGGAGGCGGTGCCGGGGTCTATCGTCATCGGCGTCATCAACCAGGAGCCGACGGTGAAGTACCTGGCCCGATCGTCATGCGGCCAGCCCATCCTTCGATCAGGCAACAAGGCCTATCCGGACCGGTACATTCTGGAGTCGGATGAATTCGAAGTGTGGGGCGTGGTCACTCATAGCATTCGGGATCATGACGGGGAGTAGGTGTATGGATGTCAAAGAGCGTGAGCTGAAGATATGGAACGACCACCTCGACCATGAGGCGCGGCGGGAATGCGCGACTGATCACTGGCATGGTGAGTTGCTGGGTCACGCCAATGCGCTGGCGAGATTGGGCGTAATAGATGAAGAGGAATTGCGCGAGATGCTGGAGCTTGCCGACGCTGCCCTGGAGCACGTGAAGGCCGAGCTTGAAACTCAGGAGTGGCTGGCAGAGCGGAAGGGGTGATTGTGTTCGGTCGGCAGGACGCCGGGGAAGGAGCCAAAAAGGCTGAGTGACTTTCCGAGTGACATCGGTAATCACTGTAAAACACGGTTGGGCATCGTTGCAGCGAGCGCCAATCGAAGAACCTTGTGTTTACTGGGCTGTAGGCCCATTTGCTTGCATGGGGTGCAAGGGGTCGAGTGTTCGAATCACTCCGTCCCGACCATTTAATTCAATGACTTAGCCCGATATTCACAGTATCGGGCTTTTTCATGTGCGTGACTTTTGCGTGAGGTCTTCCACGCCCGGCGCTCGCTGGTCTGTGCTTACACCTACGACCAGTTGGCGCTGGTGCTGGCTGGTGAGCGCGAACGGCCTACGGTTGAACCGTTCTTGATGGAGCTGTTGGCGCTGGAATTGCGTGCACAGGTGGTGTGTGCCTTCCATCTTCCATACGCTGGGGCGATAGTGGCAATATGGTGTCCTTTGACCCCCCCCACGGACGAAACACATGGCCACACTCACAAATCAGCAGCTCATAACCTCACTTTACGTC